TTGTAGTTGGAGGAGTACGTCGTAGCTCACAGATTTCACTAAGTGACCTTGATGATAAAGAAATGCGACACGCAAAAGACTGGCCTTATCCTATTAAACGCGCTATGGCTAACAACAGTGCAATCTATAGGGCTCAACCAAGCGCAGCGGAGTTTTTGAAAGAATGGGCCTCCTTAGCTCTATCAGGCACTGGTGAAAGAGGTATATTTAATCTAGATGCTGCACAAAGCAAAGCTCCATCGAGACGTTACAGTCCTAAAATTCAAGGAACTAACCCTTGTGGAGAAATTATGTTACGAGATATGCAGTTTTGTAATCTCAGTGAAGTTGTGATACGTGAAGAAGATGATTTAGATACACTTTTAGACAAGGTAGAATGCGCAACGTGGCTTGGAGTCATACAGAGCTCGTTTACTGACTTCCCATACCTCAGAGAAGAGTGGAAAAGGAACTGTGATGTAGAAGCGCTTCTAGGTGTAAGTTTGACTGGTCAGATGGATAACCCTTCCCTGTTGAGCTCGGACGCACTATCGGCGCTTAAAAGCCGTGTTATTCGCATTGCACGTAAAGCATCTGGTATACTAGGAACAAAAATGCCAGCAGCAACGACTTGTGTCAAACCAAGCGGTACAGTTTCACAACTTGTAGATTCTGCATCTGGTGTACATCCTAGATACTCAGAATATTACATTAGAAGGTATAGAATAGCAGCCCGTGACCCTCTCTTCAGATTGATGAAAGATAGTGGTATAAAGGCAAGTCCAGAGAATGGACAAACAGAAGAAAATGCAACAACGTATGTTTTAGAATTTCCAGTAAAATCACCAGAAGGATGTATAACACGTAAGGATGTTACTGCCTTAGACCAGTTGAAACACTATAAAAACCTACAACATAATTGGTGTGAACACAACGCCAGTATGACTGTTTATGTTAGAGATGATGAATGGTTTGAAGTAGGTAATTGGGTGTACAAAAACTGGGATATAATTAATGGAGTATCTTTCTTACCATATGATGGTGGACACTACAAATTAGCCCCATATGAGGAAATTGACGTCCATACTTACGAAAGGCTTATAAAGAAGCTCCCCCTAATAGATTATAGCAAGTTATCAAATTATGAAACTGAGGACAATACTCAGGGTAAACAAGAGATAGCTTGTTCAGGAGATAAATGTGACATCTGAAGGCGATATAACCGGTCAAGCCAAGAAAATGGGCAGGAACGCAGGATTGAAAGCAGATGGTACTCTAGACAGTGTTCATTCTATATTAGGAACTGACATGAAAGAGGGTACTATTAAAGCTAGAACCGTAAATCCTGATGCACCTGTTGATAGTTTAGGTAATACTGAAAGAGCTAAATATAATAAAACCAATAAGAATTATTAAAGATATTCGTTAAGTTTGGGTTTTTCCTTAGTTAACTGTAATTTACAATTTACATCTTTATCGGAACAAGTTACTTGTTTAGATACTATTCTATGTTTACCAATACATTCAGGGTAGTCTGGAGTTTGTAAATTTATAACGTTTCCAATATTTAAGTAATGTCCTTTTGTGGTGGTTATTGTTATTTCTAAATCTTCTTCGGCCTTTGTAGCTTGAATAAATGCAGCCTGTACAGCCTCATCAGGATATTCAAACGCCTTTTGTCTATCAGTTTTAATTTTAGCACCCATTATACCTGTCGATAAATTATTGTGTTTATACAAAACATTAACCCCATTGACTTTACCTGTTAATAAATTAGGTCGTGGTCTTTTTTTAACTGATAAATTTTTAACACCATCACCAAAACCAAATCTAATTGCAGCATCATTTATAGATTGTTCTTTTACAAAACATATATTTGATTTAGTACCATCATCAACTATTATTAATCTATTACTTAATATTTCTGTTAGGTCATCTGTATTTTTGGGCATGTTTTTATCTATTATAGACAAAGCGTTCATATTATTACCTCTAATACCTGACAATGTAGAAACAGGGTTAGTGTCATTTATCATATCTAAACCAATTACCGTTTCTTTTATGTTTACATATTCTTCTATGTAGGCTTGTAAGAATTGACCTAAAGTATGCCCATCATAGTTATCGTCATCCGTTAAGGATAAAGGTATAGTTTCATTACCTGTTAACAATGTTCTTACATCGTATGCCACTATATTCATAGCTTTATCTGTAGGGTTAGATTGTCTTATTCTACCTCTAAAAAAAGGTACAGCGTCTGTACCACCGTAATTTAAATAAAATGTAATCTCTTTATTGTTCAATGGTGCATATTTAAGTGATGGGTCAGGTATACTAACGTTCAAACTAGATGCCTGATTTTTACCATTTTCACTATACTGAACTGATTTAAAAGCAGGTATTGGTTTATCTCCTATAAATAACTTAGGAAAACTATATGTATCGCGGCTCATCTATCATATCTCCACCTAAAGAAACATAGTTCTTAGTAAACATTCTACCAGCCTCAACACCATCTATTGTAGTACCTGTGTTATTATACTGTATCATATGTGATACTTGCATTGTTATTCCAAATTTAGCAAATTGTAATCCTACTGGATGGTCTTCTGACATATCAGTTATAATTCCAAAAAATCTTGAAGTGATACCACTCTTATGGTCTACATCCATATAAACCGGCGTAGCAGCTCTTTGATATTGATTAAATTTATCTCTAGTAAATGTACCATCTGAATCTTTTATATCAACACCTCCAAAAGTAAGCGCTCCACCTGTTGCACCTATCTTTCTTATTTCTGCTCTTCCTATTCTATCTTCAACTATCTGATATTTACCTTTATGATTGTAACTTACACTTTGTGTTATAGCTCTTGGGTTTAATGATACGTGCATAGGGTCTACTAAATCTATAATTTGATTCTCAGGACCACTACATATGTGAACTGAATTTATTGATAAATCATCATAACCAGCCCACGAAGAACCTCCTGTGCCTGCATCAGTATCAATAGTCATTAATAAACCGTATTTATTATATTGTTCATCCCATCTGACTGTTTCATCTAAAACCTGTGTAGTTTCTCCTCCATCAGCAGTAAAAGATGTAACTCTACCAGCAATGTTATCATGTTCTTCTTCGAATTTACCATGAGGCCAGAATCTATCAGGAATTTGTGCAGGGTCTATACTTATCCAATCGTCAGGTTCCTCCCACTCCCATGTTCCCGGAGTATACCAAGTAGTAAAAGAACCTACATCAGTATCATCTAAGTTTTTAATATCTGCTAAAGTTTTGTTGACAAATTTCAAAGGTTTCCATTGTGCACAACCCTTTATAGTTCCTGTAATATTACTAAAATTACCTCTTGCAGTTTGATAAGTAAAGGTATTTACGTCTGCAACAGTTCTGACTACTACACTTTCATCATAAGTTGATGTGTTTGAACCTTGAATAAATACTTCATCACCTACAGATAAACCATGCGATGCTGCTGTAACTGTAGCAATTCCTGAACTTACATCTAAGTCAGTAAAAGTTATAGACCTGTTTATAGAACCAGCGGTTAAAGGTGCTGAATAAAGTAAACCCACTCTTATTTTAGGTGTACCTGTAATTTGAGTGCCATTATTTTTATGTAAAGTACTCAATGTTGTATTTGTATCTCTGTCGCCTACGTCAGGTTTACGCATATAATATTCAGAACTTGCTGCGGCGTTTTCAAAAGGTTCACCACAATCCCAATATAATCTGTTAAATTTATGTCTTGAGGCCATAACTCCATTATTAATAGAATCAGCATCATCTATATTATCCGTAGCAGTTGAACCTATTCTTCTATCACTAGATATACCGTGGTTTGTAAATAATATACGACCAGCAGGATTTGCTGCTTTAGCCGTAGGTACTTCTAATTGTGATGAATCTACCCCTATGTTTGTCCAATCATCTGGGTCGTTCAAACCTCTAAATATAAAGAAACTAGATGAAATCATATCAGAAGGCCAACTGTATCCAGCTTGACCTTCTCTAGAATGTGAGTAGTCTGTAGTCTGTCCTTCGTCTACCCAATGATGTATAAAAGATTTATTATATGTAGCCTTTGCATCAAAGTTAGCAGAAGTAGCATTAAATATAGCAGAATTACTAACTTCAACTTGAGTTCTAGCTAAAATTTGTCTTGTTAACCATCTATTATCATCGTCAACCATACCATAAAGAGGGAAGGTGTAAGATGTGCGTTTTACACCATCGGAAACTTCAAATACATCTCTCAGACCAGAGGCTAATTCATTAGAAACATTTGTTGAACTTATTACATCTGTAACAGCTGCTGAACCAGCCAACGCTGTTTGATGTACACTATCACCGTCATTAATGTAATATTTTGATATACTTTGGTCTGGGTTTCTGACTATACTTTCTGTTGCGTCTAGTGTAACAGTAGTTCTAGGGTCATCAAACTCTACCACTGGATTACCTAAAGATACCTCAGCTATAACTGGATATGCTTCTGCAACATTTGCATTATTTGTAATCCATAATTTTTCACCGGCACCTAATAAGTTAGCAGTACTAGTGTCAGAAGCCTCTCTTTGGTCCAACAACTCTACTCTAAGAACATGTAAAACATTTGATACCGTGCTAGTACCTGCAAGAGTTAAATCGCTATATCTTATATCTCCTCTGTCACCTGTAGTAGGAGTAGCCGATAAATCTTGTCCTCCATCTTCTTGTCCTTCAGTATAATAAGTAACTCTAACTTTAACTTCAGCTCTTCCTGCCTCTATAGCTTGAGTTGCACGTAATTTTATAGTTTGTGATGTATAAGCAATACCACCGTCTACATCTAAAAGTGGTGCAGTATTTAATCCAGCAAAAACTCTATTCTTATCTGCTTTTAAAATACCAATAGGTGGTTTGGGAGTAGGTGCAAATACAGGTATACGTTCACTACTTGATTGGTCCGCCTCTATTCTATATGTATTATTACGTCCTTCTTGTAATATAGCTTCTGCTTCTAAAACATCTATGCCTCCCAAAGCGTCAGCAACAGCAGCAGTAGTGTAGAATTTAGATAAGAAACCATCAACAGATTTTACTCTGATTTTTGGATGATGAAATTTGTCTCTTGTAAAAATATGTGAAGTAATACCAACAAATTGTGGATTATCAAATTTAATTAAAGTATAATTAGCATTACCCTTTGGGTCGTTGTCCTCTCCATCGTCCCAATCAATATAAAACTCTAATACTGGTTCATTAGCTTCTACTCTAAAAAAATATTTAGTATGTGTAAAGAAATTAAAATTAGCAGCTTGTTCATCGTTTAAAAGGAATGGATTGCCCGATTCAACTTGTAAAGCATTGGTATCTGTTTTAGCGTTATCTTCAGTTAGATAAGCTTTCAATACAAAATTATCTGGGGCTGCCATTAGTCCACCAACCTAAATGCTGCTTTTCGATACGATACTGTAGGCGATGTAGCAACGTCCGTAGACGAACCACCTCTTATATTGTGATAATCTTTCATAAATAACCTTGCAGAATAAGATACTGGTGAACCATTAGATAATTCAGTTAAGTTTTTAGTTAAAACAAACTTTTCATCACTTGGTGCAACTGGATATATACATTTCTTATATACTACTACTTCTTCTATCCTACCGTCAAAAGATGTGGTGCTTCTTCCTACTGTGAAGTCACCAGTAGATGAGTGTAAATCATCTCCCTTATCCCAGTTTGGTTTTTGTCCATCACTAGGACCGGCAGCAGTAACTAAACCACTTTGGTCAACTAATTTACCATCGATGTATAATTTTACATTACCAGATTTTAAATTTTTGTCAAATGTAACAATAGCGTTACATGGTGTTTCTCCGTCCATTGTAATCGCAGGAGATGTTAATGTAACAAATTCAGAAGCTGCTGAGTATACATGAGTTGTTATTATACCAGTATCAGCATCTATCAGTAAATCACACTGTGGTGATTCAATAATATAATTTACTCCAGCTGCACCATTATCTGTAACGAAATGAGCTACCCATGATGCTTCTGATGTAAGTTGTTGTAAAGTATCTCCACTTGATGGATTATATTTTACAAAATCATTATTACCGTCAAATCTCATACAGTTACCAGCTAAACCTTCTATATCATGAAGTTGTCCACTATCTGACATACCAGCTGTTTCAGTGGTAGTACCACCATCTGTATTATTTTTGAATGCTTTGTTTACAGGTACTGTACTTGGATGTTCTCCATGACTTCCTGCATCATTTAAAGGTAGATGTAAAATAGCATCGTGATACTGTGTATTAACAGGTTTACTATCTATTATCATAAAACCATACCATAAATCATCATCATCTGCACTAAATCGGAATTCTGGTAAATAAGGGTCATTTTCATAAGGAACTACACTTAACGAAGGTGTTTCTGGTAATTTATCTTCAAACACTGTCAAACTATATGGTAGTCTATCTGTTTGATTGTCATTCAAAGTTACTCCTGAAGGAGCTGAACTTAAGTTATTGTAAAATATTACTTCGTGTTTACTATCTGGGTCTAAAGAATCTAAAACAAAATGAACATCATCACCCGGTTCTATAGTACTATCTACTTCAAATATTTTTGGCATTTTAAATTGATTGTATGCGCGTGATTTAGGTATACTTTTAGATATAAAACCACCAGTTTCTGTTTCTTCTTCGTAAGTACCAAAACCGTAATCTCTTATATCTAATATAGTATCATCATCATCTGGGTCGTGCGTCCAACTATTTTCATATGAACCAGTTATACTTGGAGCATCATTATACAAATACTCATTCCATGTAGCACCAAAAGCTGCTCCATAGTGATTATTAGATGTACCATCTCCTATAGTACACAACGCTGATGAATAAGTTTTAGCTGGCATCAATACAATAGATTGAGCTGAAAGTGAATAACTCCAATTTTGTATAACTCCATAAACCCAATATTTATAAGGAGAAATGAAAAGGTATGGTAATTGATATTCTGAAGTCATCTGTTCTCCCGTTTTAGAAAGACCATTCCACTCTAATTTAACGTGTTTATTGTCTATAACTTCTATTAACTTAATTGTGTTATTCATTGTATTACCGTCTCCACCTTCAGTATCAGTGTCTTGTAATTCACCACCAGTTGTATTTCTAACTTTACCTCCCCACAAGAAACCTATAAATGTATCATTTTCATGGTTTTTGAATGGTTCTACACTATCTACTTTATATACTCCTTCGTTTCTACTAACTACTTTTAGTACTCTAGCAGAACATGCTATATTTTCTCTTTTTGTTAATACAGGAACAGTATCAACTGTGCCAGAACTATATCCAACTCCTGTAGCTGCTGCTTGAATATCTCCTTTGATTCGAATAAAACCTGCTCTAGTAAATCCATCTACACTACCAGTTCCACTTGTATATCCTAAGGCATTTGTATTAGATACGTTAGTATCAATAGCATAGGTTTTGCTATGGTCTATATTGAATCCTCCTATTGATGAATATGCCATCTGATTACCGAAGTAAGAACCTCCTCCAGAAAGTTGATTGTTTGCTTGTTGAGATGTAGGGAATGTACCACTTGTACTATAAGCTTTAGCTTCGTCAGTTGAATAACCGGTAGTAAAAGCCCATCTTGTAAACGTAACTGCTTGATTGTTAGATAAATTAGTTGAAAAATTATTTAAGAATATACCTACATCTGGACTTCCTCCATCCACAAAATCATCTACTTCATCAGTACCAAAGGACAAAACAGTATAACCGGGGAAACCTAATCCGTCACCCGGTACAGCACTCCACGTATCTGCGGCACTAGTAGAGAACATAGGAACTAATGAAGGTGCATCTATCAATAATTCTGTAGGGTTATGTTTTTCAGGATTTGTTGTAGCATTCTGATAGGTATAATTGAAATTCTTTAATCTAACACCATCCACAAATACGCTACTTTGCGTAGCTCTTCTTATAGTATCTGTTGCTGTAGTACCGTCTGATTGTGCAATTTGTGTTCTTTCGATATTTCCTCCACCATACTCCATCATCATATCTTCGTTAACACCATTACCTGTAGAATTATGGAAATTAGTTAACCATACTGTTAAAAATCTAGGCCATACAGCCCCGGCATGTTCAGGACCTCCACCATAAGCTGTATTTAACGGACTAGAATGGTCACTTGCAAAATAAGAAACACCACCGTCATCTGTTCCACTGTGCGGGAATCCTAATCCTGTTGATGAATTACCTAGTGCTCCTGCATTTGCTGTTCTACCTGACCACCAATAGGTTTGTGTATATCCCATGTGGTGTGTTAAATGACTAACTCTAGAGAACTTGTCAGCAGCTTGTGGAGCTTCGTTTGCCTTTCGGAGTGGTATACCTGTTTTTGGGTCACATAATTGAACTTCACACTCAGCATCTGACCACTGGTCTCCTGCGGCAGGAAACATTATTTTCATAGTAAAATATCCATTAGGCACGGGATTTGATGATGCTTGAGTTGCAGTATAAGAAGCTGCATCAGAACTTTGGTCACCTTTAACATAAACATCTGTTCTACCGTTTCCTGTACATGTGTTACATGACCCATGTCCTGAATTAGAATTATAATATGTATGAGCGCTTGATAAATTTTGCATGTGTACACCGTCTGTCCACATTTTTGTATCAGCATCCCAATCAGATTCGTTATTACTGTCAAGTTGTTCAATAGCTGCAAATCTATTAAAAGCCCATCCTAAAAATGGAAAACCAGATGTTGCAGTTGTTTGGAGCGGGTTTGTGTCTGAAAAACCACCCCACTCAGTACCGTCAGTTGTAAAATGTTTACCCATATATGATAATATATTATCACTAGCAGTTGGTTTGAAAAATCCTAATGTTACTAGAAACCCTCTTTTTACTAACGATATTTTATCTAAAGAATCATCATAAGCTTGAACTATATCTAATCCATCTAAATTTATATCTAATTCTATTGTTCCTGCTACGTTAGCACCTCTATTTTCATTTGCTGCTGTATTAGCGGTTATATCCCCGGTAAAATATTTATTTTGGAACCATGAAGGGAAATTAAGTGCAGGGAATGGAATTGGTCCATAACTAGCCATAGTTTGTTGTATTTTAGGATAGGCATTAGGGTTGGGGTTATTACTAGGACTATACATTTCATACATGTTTGAAAACTGCCCATCAGCACCAACTAAAGAGTTTATATCCGTTGCACCTGCCCAATAGCAATACATTTCCATACTTTGTCCGTTACCCTTTAACGTATTTTTAGTACTAAACCTAGAAACAGCGGTTCCGACTAAATGACTTTTGTCATCAGTTCCATTAACCAACATTTCTTTATCTTGTTGTACTACACTGAAAAAAGAATTATCAGGAGTTACTTGATTATTATATTCTTTACTACTGTCTAAAGTATCCTGACCTATTCCCTGAATTAAACCAGCTATAGCACTATCACGGAAGTATTTTACACTAGAACTTTTAGAATTGGTTACAGTTTTCCAATAAGAATCACCTTCTACACTTAAATTATCAGCTCTCATAATAAAACAAACCTTTCTCCTTCCCGATTTTTTACCCGTTGTTTCTGTGTAAGAACAATGTCTTCTACTAAATTTATTATAAGACATTGTCATTTTTAATTCACCACCACGAGATAACCTAACAACGTGGTCATGCGCATCTCCTACTTCTAAAAATGGTTTACTTATTTGGACTAAACTTCTAGCTATAGGTATATACTCAACGTTTCCAGCATATTCGAATTTACTAGCTAATCCTGTAAATTTTTCTTCATCAGATATATATCCACCTTGATTAGCAGTTATAGCTGTGAGATGACCCGGTTGTTTGGTTGCGTTAGGAGCTAACTTAAGATGTCCAGCGCCAGTATAATCTACAACATCTGGTTTACATTTATATAATACTAAATTAGGTGTAGTAGTAGAATAACTTTCTAAAACTACATCTTCTATATACGCATAAGCATCCATACGTTTTATATCACCTGAGCCAAATACTGGCCTATCTGCTACCTTTGTTTTGAAAATAGCCTTTTTATGTTGTTGGCCTCCTCTTATAGAACTAAATCCGTATTTAGTCTGTGTTCCACTAGAACCATCAACTTTGAAAACGCGGTTAACCATTGTGGAACCTACGCTATCATATAAATCTTTGTGAGTTGCATTTAATTCTGCAAATGAACTCCATAATTCTTTCTTATAAAACTCTACCATTATTATATTCCTCCTGCGTCATTTTGTCTACGTATAGCTTCGGGTAACGCTCTTGCTACCCTGTCAGCGAAGTCTTCTCCATCTTGGACATTGACGTCGCCCATATTTAAAGTTATGCCTCCTCCTCCTAGCATATTTTGTGTCTTAGGTATTATTGTTTCGCCGGGTTCAACCATAACTTGTTGATGTCTTGACCCTAGACCCATACCTTTAGGTCCGCCAGTTTCATACATAGGAATTCTACCTCCTGTATCATATATAGCTGTTGAATAATCTTTAGCTGCTCCTTCTGAACCAACTGCTCCTACTGAAAAATCTTCTACTTTTGGTGCGGCCATTAATTTTTGTATAGCAAGTGCGGCTCCGGCCATTATAGCCATACCTCCAATTACCATAGCAGGGAACATAAATGGAGGATAATTAGTAGCAGTCTTAGCTATATGTGCTGCTAATGCATATCCCATAAGAGCACCTGTAATAGCACCTATCGCTGCTGCTAATTTTGGAGACTCTTTAGCAAATGTTCTTATAACCAAAACAAACGCTAACATACCCAATTGAGCACCTGCTTGTGACATGGCTAGTTTTTTGAACCCAGCTCCTAAAGTCATAGTAGCAGCTGTACCCTTTAACATACCCATGTTAGATAAATTTTGCATCAATATTTGTTTATCTAGTAACATAGTATTAAACGCTATCAATCCGTTGGTTATTGGTAGTATACCATTCAACATTTTCAATATAATTACAGCTTCTAAAAAGTTTGGACCTAAAAATCCTAATAATTTAACTGCTAAACGTAAAGGTGCAATCATTAATGTAATCATACCAGTAAAATCTCTACCTTCTCCGTTCATATTTTTAACCATAGCGACTACTTCTGTTAATAATCTACCAAACTCTTGCATAGCAAATATAACTGTGTCCTTTATAGTTTGACCAAGTGGTGTTAATCCTGTAGCTACACCATCTTCCATAGTAACAAACATGCCTTGTAACTGATTAGTAACGTTATGTAAGGTCATAGCATATTCATTTATGAAACCATTACTCTTACCAACCTCATCTGACATAATAAAAATAGATTGAAAGCTGTTTTTCAATACATCTACTGTTCTAGCTAAAGATTGCTGCTGTACGTCTGCCATTGCTGTTGCAGCACCAGCAGAATTAGCTAAATCATTAACTGCTCCTTCAAACTCATCAGCATTTTGTACTAAGTGAACAAAGGCTGTAGCACCTCTGACGTTTAAATCCTCTAATAATGTAGTCATTAAGTCTACATCACTGGCTGCTGGACCCATTGCTACTTGAAATTCTTTAGCTATTTCAGTTAACATTTTGAAATTACCTTCAGCATCCATAATTTCGACACCTAATTTACGGAAAGCAGCTTCATTGTCATCAGCGTGTTGAGCAAATTCAGCTAAAGCTTGACGTAAACCACGTCCTGCAATACCTGCTTCTAAAGCACGGTTGGTTAAAACTTCTAAAGAACCTAGTAATTGGTCTATATTCTGTCCTGTGGACACGAAGAAAGGCATAGCGAACTTGACAGCACTAGCCAAATCTTGATATTCAATCAAAGATTTGTTAATAGAATGTGCAAATTTATCAGTAAGTTCAGCAGAATCTTCCATTTCTAAACCAAAACCAAAGATAGTCTGTGTTGTTAACTTAGCTACAGTCTCATGGTCACCTTGAACAGCCATAGCTAGTTTTAAAGTATTATTCAAAACCATCATAGACTCTTCTGCATCTAAACCAGCCGAAGCTAGAGTATATAAACCTTGAGAAGCGTTATCCATAGAAACACCGTATTTATTACCAAAACTTACAATTTCATCTGATAATCCAAATAATGTATCATTAGAGGCTTGGAAAATAGATTGAGCGTTCATTAACTCTTCTTCAAACGCCATAAACGTACTATTTACCTCATTTAATTTATTAAAGAATGCTGTAGTTGCTGCTGTAGATGCCGCAATAGAAGTAACTAATGTAGTTTTAAATGAAGCTGCCATAGCATCAATTTGACCATTAAACTCTTTTGCTAATACAGCTCTATCTCTGTCGAGTTGTTTCTGTTGTTGCTTCTTACGATTTAATTCAGCGTTTGCCTTAGTTGCTTTTTTAGTAGAATCAATTTCGTCTTTTAATCTTTTACTTTCTATTGCACTTAAAGATTTATTTAAGTCTAATCCTGTTCTATATGTTCTATTTAAATCTGAATTAGCTCTTTTTGTCTCATTGAGCTGAGCACCTAAATCTGCTACTGACATCTTTTCTTTATCAATAGCGTGCTTTCTATCAATTACTTCTTTGCGGAATCCTCTGGTAACCTTTCTTATATTTTTAAGATTACCCTCCATATCTTTAAGTCTTTGAACTTCTGCTTTACCAGCTTTAGTTCTTTTATCTGTGCTTTTAAGTATATCCTTTTGTAATTTTATTTGCTTACGTTGAGCATCTTCATCTGCCTTAGACTGGGTAACTTTAGCTTCTGCTACTTTTAATTCTTTTTGTTGTGATGCTAATCTTGCTCCTCTTAGGTCTATTTCAGTTTTAATTTGTTTGATGTTTTCTTTTTGAAGATTTAACATGTTGCTCATTACAGAAAGACCTTTCTTTCTATCATCAGCTTCACCACCCATAGTGGCTTGCATGTCTTCTTCTATAGTCTTACCTGTACCAACATCTATATCCATAGCAGCCATTCTGTTACGGAACTCATTCATATTACCTTCCATTGCTTGTAACTGTGCTTTATGCTCAGCTGCAAATTCAGGTGTACCAAATGCACCACCTTTTAAAGATTCTGGTGGTGTTGTGACTGCTGCATCTTGAAAACCTTTTAACGCATCGTTTCTACTCTTTTTTGCTACATCAGATGCATTTTTTAAATCACTTTCTAAATTTTTAAAAGTCTTTCTACTTTGTGAGTCAATTTGAGATTGTGCTTGTAAAGAAGCTTTCATTTGGTCTAATTGAAACTGCTTACCAATCTTACTTACACTACTTAACTCACGACGAGCGGTGCTTGTTTCGGCTACTAACTCTATTAGTGCCTGTTCTCGGTATGCATATGTTGCCATTATTGTACTGCTTCAAAGAGTGACTTTGCACCCCTCTCTATGCCATATTGTCTTCTTTTCTTGAGGTATTCGTTATATTTACTTCGAATACGAGGTTTATCTTTAGCCATTGAGTCTACATCTTCATTATCGTAACCATCAAAAGAATGTAGAATATTAAATTCGCTTAATGCGGTTGCTAACCCTTGTAATTCATACCTAGGGGTTGCTTTTATCTCAGCCCAACTTAAATTCAGGTCTTTCATTAAAGGGATGAACATCGTCACCATTTCTGGTGAATAGCTCATCCATTCTAAAAATCCGATTTAGGTGTCTCTGTTTGCATTATGCTATTTGATATACTCCATCGTAGTGTGGTTGGAAGCTTAACCCAAGACTCCTCTGATATGATTGCATCTTCTGGGTTTTTATTATTAGCCTTTTCTATCATTTTTAAAACTCTTGCACCTGCTAATTTAGCATAATGTGCGTTTTGTTCTTCTTCTGATACACTAGGGTCAGGTAGTCCCATTTGTGGTTCTTCTGACTCTGTCAACTCACACCATTGTAAGCTTAATAACTTACCGTTGTATTCTATTTCTTTTGTTTGTATAGTTTCTGTTAAAGAGATAAGCTCTTCTATAGTCCATACCTCATTCTTCTTCTCCGACATTTTTTTTCTCCTTCTTTTGCTTTTTCGTTGATTTCTTTTTTGGATTTACAAGTTCTGCGAGAGCTTGTAATGCATCGTCCATGGCTAAGGGTTTGTCAGATATGACATTACCCTCGCCATCTTTTATTCTGTACTTGCCATCAGCAGTGTACATTTCTAATTCGTAACTCATAGTTCGTCCGCCGTTGTTAGTGTTGTGTTAACTGAGGTTGCTATTTTTGGTTCTAAAAATCCATAGAACGTTATAGTTTCCTCTGTTACACCATCAGGATTAAAAGATACACCATATTCTGTCATACACATGTTTTTTAATGTCATGACTTCTTGACCAGATTTTAGTTGCAGATGCATTCTGTAACCAAAATTTTGGTTCGGTTGTACCTTTGTTCCGTCTGGTCCACCTTGATTCAATTTAACAGTTCCTACAGCAGGTAGAACATTTGCTGCTACAGCAGTAGCTGCATCTACATCAGCTGTATCTAAATCTGAATCTGTATACGTCATTAACCCATCTCTAGCCTTATTGAAAAGTATTTCAAAGCGTCCGTCTGACTTTTTTCTAGTTAATGTTAAAGTCACTTCGTTTTTAATTTCAGCTTTTAATCCTGTTCTTTGACCAAAGAAAGCTATATCTTCATCAGTTTTACCTAAAGATAAGTCTACACCTACTAAATCAGTAATCATGTTCTTATTACTAGATGCTGAGTTTAGAGGAGCTGCTGATGTACCACTATCTGTGATATCTTGCATTCCTCCAGTATCTAAGTACTTAGGATAACTTCTGTTGAAGATAAAGGTATCTGGACTTGAATTGTCAGAAGTACCATTTAACTCTCGTGTAACGTTAGTTGTGGTTGCTTCTGAGTCACTTATATCTATTTTACTTGCACCTGATACACCCAATGCATGAGTGAGGTGTGCACTAAAAGTAGTAGTAGTTGCTACATTTGCAAAGTAGATAGTATGAGCGTCTATGTTGGTCATACCAACTGTAGCATCAGTTCCATCCATAGTAAATTGTATAGGGTCACCTGACGTTAATCCGTGTGCGGCTGAAGTCGTAATAATATCAGTGCCAGCGTTTATACTTGCTACCTCTGCTAATCTTACGTTATTTGCATATGCCTCGCCTTGTTCTACAGAAACTGATATTCCACAGAAATCGTGCTCTGTAGTAATGGAGGCTAAAACATCGCGCCCAAGGAAGTAAACCATTAATTTACCTCAAAGTGCGGTTGTTGTTGCGGTTTGGTCTACGTCAGTGGCTATGAAAGGTTCGACGTGTCCCATGAAAGTTAGTGTTTCTTCAGTAGTTCCGTCAACATTCAATGAAACTGAGTGTTCTGTGAATGTCATATTTGGAATACTAATAACTTCATCACTTCCGCCGTCTTTTAATGCAATGTAAAGTCTGTAACCGTGTTTAACTGTAGGTTGTGACAATCCGTCAATTAGAGCGGAGCCATCTGAACCGTATCTAGCGTCCATGAAAACATGGTCCCAGAATTTGTTAAGTTTCTTTTTAGTTATAACGACTGTTGTCTCGTTTTTGATTTCGGCTTTCAATGCGGTCCTTTGACCCATGTAAGCTATATCTTCGTCTACTTTACCTAATGTTAAATCTACACCGGTAACATCTGTGAACGGGTTATAATTGCTATTACCATCAAATACATCAGCTGCTGAAGATGTCAACTTTTCGATACAATCGGTAACAACACTTGTTTCACTACCTCTTGCAGCATTGGAGTTGATATCTACAACAGACGCGGATTCGGTTGATATTGCAACTTTTACGTCTCTTCCTAGGAAATATACCATTTTTATTTTTTCTCCTGCGTAGCGTCCTACGCTATCATAATTAAGTAGGGCGCGCTAGTATATAAAGGTTTCCCTGAATGGTGCAATATGGCTCTACTAATCTCCCTATACTCTCTTAATATAGCTATATATGCTTAGTTTTGCCTACCAATACCATAGAATGGTGAAGCCCAGAAGCGATATTGCCTATCTGAAGATAAATTTGCCTTAATTGCATCTTTCTCTAATTTATCCATAACGTTCTGAAATCTTCTACCTACTCTCATAGATGCTCTCTTATCGTCTTGTTTTTGTATACCAGCTTCCATATCTATCAAGAGTTTTTCAGCGTAGTCATCTAATAACTTAGCTCTTGTTTTGTTGTCTGATGGAATGTAATAAGCAAACCCTGCTCTTGGATTAACTCCTAATGCAGCATTCGTTCCTGCTACGGTGTTGACCATAACACTACCAGCTACACCTAATCTAGTACCAAGGTGTACCGCTTTTTGTTTATCTGCTACTTTTTCAGAATTAAATAATCTACCCTTTGTTTCTTCTTGAAGAACACCTAAAGATACATAACCTGAATATAATTTAACATCTTTAATTTGTCTAAACTCGTATGCTTTCTGCGCTTTAGCGCTGTACATTTGTAAAGGTATAGAAACTGTAACATGTGGTTTATTAGCTACGGTCATACCGTGATACATTCTACCCATATGAGAATTAAATGTACCAACGTAGTGATTAATATGTTCTATGGTCGATGTTGTGTTTTGTCTTGTGCCATGTTTTGCTAATTTACCTAGTATTCTTTGCATAGCAGCTCTGCTTGTAGATTCAGCATATTCTATTGCTCCACCCCTCCCCTTTGCAATTGTTCCTTTGTCTAATTTTCTTACTTGTTCTGGTGTAGGTTTATCTGTTTTGTATTTCTTTTTAGCAATCTTTTTCATATTCTGAACAGCAGGGTTCCAGTTTGTTGATATCTCTTTATTAAAATGATTTCTAATTCTATCTCTTAATTCCTTTTCGCCCTTTTTACCATCTGCTAACATTGCATCGATTTCACCCTGAGTACCGACTGGGTCATTCATACCGTGTTGATTAGCTTCTGATATAAGCATGTCTGTCATTTCGATAGGTATTAATTTATTACCAATTTTATATATAGCATCAGTTGGATTTGTTAATCCTATACCTTTACCTTTGACTGCATCTATATTATAATCAGTTAATACTTTAGTTTGTTCTTCTGGCATCATAGCACCGGGTGTAGGTTTTATATCTGTAACTCCATAATCTCTTTTACCTAAACCAGCAGTTTTATTTATATCTTTAAGTAAAGTTTTAGAATAAGTGGCTACATTTCTTCGGTAAGTTCTAAAAGCATCTCTTACAAATTTCTGTTCTAAATCTTTATTATCTTCAGCTAAAACAGCAGTTACAGCAGCTTCTGGTAGTCCTGCAAGTCTTGCTATATTAACAAGATTACGTTTTGGACTTTTCAAAGACCTTTCAAACGCCTTTACACCTGCTTTACTATTTGCGTGCTGGTACCAAACAGCACTACCGGGAACTCTAGTTGTAGTAGCCGCTAATCCTGTAGAACCACCTGCACCTATCAAAGTAGCTGATTCAATCATTTGAAACTTAGCAGGTGACCTAGAATTTAACCAAGTTCTACGTTGACCTCTGACACCTATCTGAGGTGCAAAACCAGCTACAGTGGCTAGTTTCCTAATTTTATCAGGCATTATGTCCTGAAATTTTTAAAGTATAGTGAAAACTGTGCAGTTGCACCATACCATTGTAAATTATCTAAAAATCCAATATCTCTCCATGCATCGAGGTGTCTTTCTAAAACTTCTAACTCTTCCTCTTCATAGATAGTCCAATCTATATCTGATATCTCGTTTGCTATATTTAACATCATCCAATTTAACAGTTTACGTTGTTTATATACATCGCTTCCTATTGTAAGTGATGTTTCTTTTTCACATATGATGTGAACTAAATATTGAACTCCATACACTTCACCTGTACCAGACGCCCCGCTAGCACCAAATGTCACGTCCTGTCCGAAGAATTGCTCTTCAAAACCAGAACCAATCATTTGAACAATAATAGCAGGAAACTTTAAATCTTCAGTTTCAGGAAACTCACCATAAACAAACACATCTCCTGTGACAGCAGTGTTTATTTTATCACTGATTCCCATCATCAATGCCCTTTCTATTACGTTCAAATAATCTTTTGCCATTCTACCACTTTACCTTATTTGCCCAATAAGCAGCTGACATCTTACCCTTTCTTATGTTTTTACCATGTCGGGCTTTGAAAGACTTACGTCTTGCCTTTTGTCTTGCAGATTCACCCTTTTTAGGTTTACCTGCTGTTCTAACTCCTTGCTGACCAAATCTAATAAGTTTAGTTTTACCACCTTCTCTAGCCACAACGACGTGTGACTTTTTAGGGTGTTGCGGAGTTCTCTTAGGTTTATTATAACCTGCTACTCCTGCTCTTACTAATTTTGGGTCTTTTTTCTTTTTAACTACCATTTATTTACCTACCTTTTTCATTGCTGTTGTATGAGACTGTGTAAACGTTTGTCCTTTTTTCATAGCTTTTACCATCTCTTTTAAATGTTTAGCAGAGTGATGTTCACCATGTCTTTTCATAGTCGTTTTCTGTCTCTTAGTAAGTCCGTCTAGACTTACTCCTTTAATCATCTCAGTAGCCATATTTTGACCTCTTTTTGGTTGCTTTCTTTTTTTTCATCGGTTTCTTTTTCTTTACAGTATAAGCCATTATTTAGACCTCCTTACTCCTCTCGCTATCTTTTTTGAATATTTAGCTCGACTTCCCACACCACCAGCTTTACGCTTCTTTCGATTTGTAGCTGCTTTTTGGCCGGGCGTTAGCGAATTTCGAACTCTTCTTGGTAAATATCTACCCCTTTTTGATTTAGGTTTCTTTTCGTCTTTTTTAGATACGTAACCCCAATCTTCATCTGTCCATCTCTTTAGTGACTTTTGGGATTTTTTCTTAGCCATTAGTTACGGTATCCTCCACCTTTAGCTTTATATGCTTTAGCTAGCATTTGTGCTTTACGAGCTGACCACTGTCCGGGTGCTCCTCCTTTACTACCAGCCTTTATACGTTGAAACAATCGTTTCCTCATAGATGGCTTGGTGTAGTTACCTGCTTCGTTTACTCTACTTTTTGATTTTCTTCTAGCCATATGCTCTTCTCCTTGATGTTCTATCTCCTCTGACTCTCACGGCTTTAATTTCCATAAGTTCGTCTCTAAAATCTTTAATACTTTCAACACGCCATTCAGCTTGTTTATAAAAGTCTATATGTCTTGTATGTTGTCTTACATTACCTGTATTAGCTATTGTAATACTATTAATTTTGTTATTACTATCTCCAATTAATTTATCTACATCAAAACTACCTGTTATAGCAGCGGTAAAATCATAAACTGTACCGTCAATTACTACTGGTGTTACATCTCCTGCTGATACATTTCTGATTGGTAAGTCTACTGTAGTAAAGAATCTTTCCTCTTGAGCATTAATCAAATCGTCCGCGTTGACTGTATTTGGCATTGTAGCGTTACCATCCCATTTTAATGTAGCTGCGCTACCTCCTAGTGTAGCGTTTATTTGTATATAATCTAAAACACCTCCATCAGTTCGGAGTTGGAACTGTACTCTATCTATCTCATAACCGGGTGCATTTGAAACTCCTACAGTAAATTCTCTTGAAGTACCTTGACCGCCTGAAGAATAATCACCTTCATTTTGTGTTCCATATATTATTCTTTCTTTATCTATCAACTTGTCATAAGTTTCTAGCTCATTGAATTGGGGTATAGTAAAGTCACCTGTAGCCTTAATAACGTCTAATGCAGGTGTGTAAAAGGTACATTCTCCTGATATTCTATGTCCTGTTCTTTCTAGTTTACCAGAACGGCTTGTAATAGGCGATTGCACGGCGTTTAAGCCCGGTATAACCATTCCGGGGCTGTTTATATGGTAAGCAGCGTTTGTGCCCGCAGATTGCGCGGCAGAGCTACTCTCTTCATAACCGAAAGATACAGCTGGTCCAGACAAAGAAGTAGTACCACTACCTCTACCTGAAGAACTGTCTGCTTTTGTTGTCATAACCTCTTTGCGAAATATAGGGTCTCTTTCAAAAACTAAATCACGTACTTGATTTGTACGATGTCTAAAATGTCTTAATAGTTTCGGGAAATTCACAGCCCCTTGATTCACAGGTGGGTTAGGTTGTAGTGTCATAGATTTCTTGGTTTTTGTCTTACGTTGAGTGTATTATCACTACCGTCTATATTCTTATGCCAATTGACATTGCCTTGGTCTGGGTCTGCATTATATGTTGTCATCTTAATACTCAATGCTGTTTCACTCTTGAGCGCATCTAATGCCATTTGTTCAAATCTTTTAAATGGTTCATCGTCTGCGTAAGACACAAATAAATCACCTATTTTTAAATTTTCTATTCCCATCCCGTTCTGTGCTATGCATGCTAGATAAGACGTATAGAAAACTACTGCGTTGTCGTGTGCGTTTTTAGTATTTTCAGTATAAGTGCTACCTGTTTGGTCTTCTACCCATTCAATAGCCATACTTACTAGTTCTGATAAAACTCCATCTGACATTTCAGCAGGTTCTATACCTGATAGTATTCTTATTCTCTCACCCATCTGGTCTAAATCCATGCTCGAATCTCTTGTTATTGACATTTTTACATCATCCCCCAAGCACCTACGCCAGTAGCTGCTGTCAAAGCAGAACCTACCAACCAACGTACTTGTCTTTTAATATCTTCTTCCCACATCTCGTGGTGCGCTAAATGGTTTGTGAAAAGAGTTTCGAACTTGTCCATTCTATTGTAAATGTTCTTAATCCTTTCATCCATGCGAATCAATAGTTCTACTTTCTCTTTTTCTTCCATCTTATTCTCCTTATGGTGCCCACGCTGGCACATAATATGTAACACCGTTTGATGCAACAAATGCTAAGTAACCTGCAACATTACCTGCACCTATCATTGGTGGGTGGTCAAAGATTATTGGACCTGCTGCTGGGCTAATTACAGTGATTGGTTGACCAGTTGCGTCTATTGTTCCAGCAGAACCGTCTGCGGTAAATACTGGAGCACTTCCTCCTCCACCTGAACCAGCTGGACCTGTTGGACCTGTTGGACCTGTAGGACCTGTAGGACCTGCTGGACCTGCTGGACCTGTTGGACCTGTACCTCCTGCACTACCACCTGAACCAGTTTGTCCCTTTTGTCCCTTTGAACCTGAACCGGTTGCTCCCTTTTGTCCTTTAGCACCTGCGCTACCTGTTCCACCACCGGGACCTGTAGGACCTGTACCACCAGTCTGACCTTTCTGTCCTTTCTGTCCTTTTGAACCTGTGCCACCTGTAGGACCTGTGCCACCTGTACTACCTGTCGCTCCTTTCTGTCCCTTCTGACCCTTTGAACCTGTTGGACCATTTGGACCTGCTGGACCTGTAGGACCTGTTGGACCTGCTACAGTACTATTTGAACCTGTCTGACCCTTCTGTCCCTTATCTCCATCAGAACCATCTGAACCATCGCCACCTGCTGGACCTGCTGGACCTGCTGGACCTGCTGGACCTGCTGGACCACCGGGACCTGCGCCTCCAGTCTGACCTTTCTGACCCTTTTGTCCTTTTTGACCTTTGGAACCATCTGAACCATCTGAACCATCTCCACCTGCTGGACCTGCCGGACCTGCTGGACCTGCTGGACCTGCTGGACCACCGGGACCTGCGCCTCCAGTCTGACCTTTCTGACCCTTTTGTCCTTTTTGACCTTTTTGTCCTTTCTGTCCTTTCTGACCTTTGTCACCTGTTG